TCACGCTGGCGTTCAGCGACAATGCGTCGCAATTGTTCGGATGCCAGCGGATTGATTGAGCATAATTGGGCAATATCCTTTTCGGTCATCTTGTCTTCGTAAAGTTCCGCCTCTTCATTCATGCTTAATATAGCCTCTTATGTCTCTAACGCAACGACTTTATCTTCTAGCGTTTCAATTCTAGCTATAGCCTCTTGCAGTGCTTTGGTGGCTTTCAAAAATAGAATGGAATATTTAATCCCCTTTACCGTAGCCCCTTCAACCTTAAAATCATCATGTACCAAACCATCAGTCTCTGCATCTGCGGCATATTCTTTGACTAGATTAGGGGAAGTTGCTTCTAAATCTTGAGCGATTAGCCCCATGTGTACAGGGGCAGACCCTTCTCCATACTTGGCAACATCATCTATTTTCTTAAAGTTCTTAAAACTTAAGGCCTTTATATCAGCCCACTGACTATTCGCATTTACAACATTCTGTTTGATTCTTGAATCAGATAAGGTCGTGAATGTTCCATCATGATTCTGCACATCTCCGTCAGACCATATTTTCAGCCTGTGGGTAGGGCCAGAATCAGTACATTGCAAGAACATGTTTGTATTATCGTCTGAGGCATCATTGGTCGTTCTTAGTCTTAATACATAAGCATTAGCATTAGTATTATCCAAGGATGCAAGCCAATCCCCAGCCTTGGACACGCTTACGTGCAGAGGGTAGCTTGGGTCAGTTCCTACACCTAATTCACCGTCAAATATCAAGTTGGCTTCACCATTTAAAGCCGTAGAAGAACTGAAAGTAGCAACCCTATTATCAGCACCATTTGCAACGGCTGTTACTGCACCACCACCAGCCGCCGCCCATGATATATCAGTTCCATCGTGAGTCAGTACTTCATTCGCACTGCCTACTGCAAGCGCAGCAGGATCACCACTAGCATCTCCATATATGATCTTGCCACGAGCAAGCCCTGCCATCTTGGCGAGGGTAACCTGATTGTCTGCAAGATGTGCAGTATCAATAGAACCATCGGTATAGTGTTCACTATCAACCGCATCATCAACTATCTTTGCGCCTGTAACTGAATCGTCAGCTACTCCTGCTCCTGCTACCGAACTTATCGAATAAGACATTAGTGCACCGTCCTAACCCATGTAATCTGGGCAGTACTTGTACTAGAGGCAAGCAAGGCTTCTATAGAGCCTACCCTGGAACGATCAAGGCTTAGATGATATTCCTGGTTTGCCCGGAAATATCCCCTGTTGGCATCCCTGCTAAGTGACCAGATATCCTGTATCTCGGTATCGGAGTCCAGCGCACCAGACCAGCTAAGTCTTAGCCAGAAACCCATAGCACCGGAAGGATCATTCCCAGGAGGGCTACTTGCACTCGGTACACCGTTAGCATTTGTAGCAGCCGAATTAAGGGATATTGCCTTCCAGTCTGTAGGGGCCGTCCATGTGATACTGCCTGTCTGGGCAAGAGTTGCTCCACCAGAAGCAGAACCATCCGTGATACTAAGGCTCTGCCATGAATCATCGTTCTGCCGGTAAGCTGCCGTCAGGTTAGCACTACTGGCATTGGCAGATTTCATCACAACCCTGAGACCACCTATCACATCATTAAACATGAGATAGAGATAGTCAGAGGTAGTAGACGAGTCCATCACTGTTCCAGTACCGGTAGTACTTGACCTGTCAGTCATATCGTTGATCAGGGAACTCGTAGAACCGTCTTTTATAAAACGGCTTCCCTCTGTTGCAGACGCATCATAGAAGTTTACGTCACGCAACGCAGGGCATACCCCCAACCTGAAATCGGCAGAGTTATACACTATTGCCTGGTGAAAGTCAGGCGGTATACCTAAACTTGCAATCGTTGTACTAAGTGCGAGAGTCTCGCCATGTACGCGAGTCATCCCCACCGGGTAAGTAGCACTCATAAACAAAGCTCCTTATTTTCGTTCGTTCGTTCGTTATGGGAGCAAGATGGCTATTTACAGGGATCAGTATGCAGGCTGTATTACCCTCCACTTGTGAAGCTGTAGTGTCCTGCTTGCCGAACCAGTTCGAGCCTGTGCAAATACCCAGGGAGTGAGTTTACTGCCACCCTCTATGGCATCGCTATGCTCTGCAACAACCGTCCCATTACAAAAAGCCGTTACATTGTCACCTTCTACACGTACTGCAAATCGATATGTAGTGCTGGCTGCTATCGTAAGTCCCGTAGTCTCAGTAGCAGTGATTGTGCCACCCTTTGCAGAGTGGAATGCTATAACAGTGTCATCGTCTGTATCTGCTACAAATACGGCATAGTCTGTTGCTGTTGCATTTGGAGTTGCCTTGACGTTGACTGCTCCTGCGTCATCGTCAGCATCCGAAAATCCAACCTCTATTTTCATCGTTGTAACTGCGGCTGGGGTTCTTACTATGAACTCACTCATGCAGCCACGGTCACCGGTGAACTGCAATCCCATGCCCTGTCCGGCATAGCCATTGTCAGAAGTCCCGGAAACCAAATCAAGATAAGCATTCTCATTATGTTCGGTAAAAGTAACCGCAGCACTCGTCCCGTTGGTCTTTGCCGCAGGATACTCACCTAGAATCGCATCTCCCCAGAACTTATCCTCGAAAACATCATAGTCAAACGAGGATGGCGCCCAGAGGTCTACTTCACGCCTGAATCCAAACTGGTCAATCTTTCCATCTGTTGGATAGGGAACTCTTAAACCCATTACAGGTCCTCCTTTACTCTGCCAACGCTAGACCCATGTTTTTCATATCTGGGACGGCGTGGTCTGGTATATCAACCTTAATTTGTTGAGGGGCGCGGCGGCACCAGGCAGAAACCATGTACGGTCTCCGATCCGGGGCCGTCACGCCCACTCGTTTTCGCGTATCAAGGACAGGTTCATTCATCGACAGAACCGTCCACCCCTGGGCCTCGAGAGTATCACCGAATCTCTGCTTGTACTTCCTTGCAGAGAACTGGACACGATCATCAGATACCTCGGCAGGGACGGTAAACACCGCAGTCTGCCAGCATCCATTCTGCTCAAGGGTTTTATCTACACTTCGGCCCATTTACTTACCAGCTACCTCTCGTCCGAATGCAGACTTGACCATCTTGTGGCCGTATACAACGAAACCAGCGAACTGGTTGAACAGGCCATCCTCAATATTGAGGTCCTGTACCATTGTAAGCGCCTTCTGTTCCGCATAGGCAATTGCTTCCTGGTGGAACAATGCATTCTTCTTGCCACTTGTACCATCCTCAAGGTTGTTGGACTCGTAAACGTCATAGGTATAAACGTGGCCTAGATAGCCTCGTCCCCTACTACCGTCTATGCCACCCAACGTGTTCTGGTAAAGAGCATTTCGGAATGATTCTATCTTCAGTAAGGATGCCCTTGAAGCCGGGGAAACCACGAGATACCTGTTCTCGAGGGGCGCATTGTTATCGCCCAGGTTGGTCTCACCGGTTAGAAGAGTATCTTCAGTGATATCTACATTGTCAGTACCAATAGCGGTAAAAGCATCAAGGCCATTGGAATTGTCGCCCGCCAGTTCGCTGTCAATCTTGATCGAACAAGCCTCGCCTATGCCATCAGTTAGCATAGTTACATAGCTAGGCATGGTTTGTGCTGACATCTCAACCGGCATACGGAATGCCTTGTATGCCAACTGGTTAACAACTAGCTGGGTCTGTGACTCTGTAACGGCATCAAAGGTCAGAGAAGCACCTGTGCCAAACGTAGAACGCTTGGTAGCAGCAGTGTTCTGTGTGAAATTAGGGATGTTGACCGTGTCTCCACGCCCTACCTCAACTGCCGGTTCCCAACGCCTGTCCATCAAGTTCGGTAAAACCACGTTTGTTCGGTATGTAATAGTAGCCAGTTCAGACCACTGTTCGGGCAACCATGTTGCCATAGTCGTTCCTGTCATATCAGCCATGAGTTATTCCTCCTACTTAGGCTGGAGCCTCACGAGCCATTGCATCTAGCACTTTCTGCTTATGCTCCTGTAACTCGTCTAGGCCCATCTTGCGTTTATCTGATTGTCTCAATGAATCGAAAGAAGAATTACCACTTCGTCCTGATGATCGTCCGGTATCTACGTTATGCACATCGTACTCTTCTTCAAAGTTCGATTTTGCTGCCTCGATTTGCTTATCCTTTGCAGCAAGTGCCTCATCTTTTTCAGCCAGTTGCTGATTATGTAGGTTATCCTGGGCTTCCAGTAAAAGATCATCAAAGACCATAACGTCTCTTTCTTCTACCGGCTTATCAAATTCTGTTTGAAGTGCAGTTCTCCACCTGGAAGAGAAATCATTCTTAACGCCTTCTTCCATTTCATTGAGTAGCGTGGTCATCTTATTACCACGGTTGTCATGCTTGGAACGCCAGACATTTTCAGTTTTCTTCTTCCTGGCATCTTCCTGTACTTCTGAGAGCCTTTCCTTCGCACCTTCCTTGTCATCCGATGCTGCCATCTCAATCGCAGCGGAGAGAATATCAGGAAGAGTTGACAGTTCACCTCTTACTTCGTCCATTTCTGTACGAAGACCGGAGATATCTGTCACCTGTTTCTGAAGATCACTCCTTCTACCTTGCTCGGATTTGACAGTGTTGGTTAAACGAGATATTTGCTCTTCAGCAGATTCTGCCCTCGCCTTCCAATCTATATCAGCTTCTGGTATACCCTGTTCCTCGGGTTGCCCTTCTACCTGTGTCTCAGGAGACTGTGTCTCAGGAGCCGGGGTTGCCGCATCATTTCCTGTTACCATCTTCTTTCCTACTTTCCCTGGGGTTGCCTAGTGGGTTGCCCAGAATACAAAAAGCCGCCTCTTTACACGCATGGTGTTAAGAAAGCGGCTCGCTTATTGGAGCGCAATATTTAGTTGTTCGACACTACAGAAGTACCATTACTTGGGGCAACTGTCAACTTTCTCCACTTCAAATATGCTTCTACCTTGCAGTGCTGGCAATAGACTTCTACCTGTTGACCTGAAAATCGCTTCAGTAGCAACCGCCCACAGGCAGGGCAACGTATATCCATTATTAATTAAGACTCTTGATATGTGGCATTAACCGATCAGATGCACATTTCTTTGGGTCCATACGTTTGTATCCATAATAATCAACCAGGTAGTTATCTATATCTTCATTCTTGCATCGGATCGCCTGTTTTCGATCCTTCATAAGGTTAAGAAAACTATAGAAAGAGTTTTGTGGGTATGCCCCTGCAATATTTTTCGCCGCCCCTACTAACTTCTTGAAATCATTCCATGGCATATCCTTAAATTCCTTTTGGGTGAGTAGGGTTTTTACAAAACGTGCTCGTTCTGCAGTAGTTGTTGGCCTATCATTATGAATATAGTATTGGTAAAGTTTAGGAAACAATCGCAATTCATGGCGTTTGGTAGCTATGTTGTCAAAAGTAACTTTTTCGGCATTCCAGTATTCCCTAAGTGTCTCTGTAGCCTTCTCATACTCTTCTACCCTCTTGAGTATATAAGGATTACCAAACCTTTCTGGATTTCGAGAAGTAATTTCTTCTCTAGCAATAGGAGAATCCTTATCTTTTTCGGCAGCTTTTAGAACGGCCTCTCTCATATCATCGAATTTATCATACTGAGGGAATACCATTCCATTTATAATTTTTTCTTCAAGCTGTATTCCCCAGTAC